ATTCATCGGGGCACCGAGCTTCAACTTTCCGGTCGGTAGGGCGCAGCTCGCCATCACCGGCTTTGTACCAACTGTCGCGATAGGGACGACCTGTACCAGAGGTGATCTGTCGCTAACGGGGTTTGCCCCGACCGTCTCGACCTCCATCAACTTCGTACCGCCGACGGGGCTGTTGTTCATCGTCCCGCAGTTCCCGATCCCGGCCCGAAGCGAGATGGTGTTCACTCAGTCAGGATCGTTGTCGGCCACGGGCAACGCCCCATCCCTGCTAGCGCCGAACACCCTCATCCCGCCCGCAGGGACGCTGGGTCTAACGTCCGCTCCACCGACCGTCATAACTGCCCGACTCATCACGCCGCCCAAGGGCGACCTGACTCTGACGGGCACGACCCAGGCGGTGGTCCGGAACTTCATCGTTCAGCCACAAGCCGGGCCTTTGACTGTCGCGGGCAACCCACCAAACGCCGGTCAGTCCTACGCCATCACACCACCAACGGGGATCTTACAGGCGACAGGGAATACCCCGACGATATTCGCGGTGTCCGGCGAGGCCATCGGGGTGCCTCGTGGAAGCCTCGATATCACTGGCTACCCACCGTCCACCGATACCGGCGCGGTCTGTGGGCAAGGACAGTTAAGCATCACGGGCTTTGCCCCCCTGATCGCCACAGCCCCGATATTCATCACGCCACCAACGGGGGCACTATCGGCGACCGGACGGCCGCCTGTGCTGTCCTTCGGCGCGCCGGTAGTTCGGGACGCAGGGTCGCTGTCGATAAGCTCCGACCCCCCGATCATCCAAGTTGGACCCGCGAATACCCCTGTGGCGGGTCTAGGGGTATTCACCGGCTATGCCCCGGCGATAGTTGTCCCGACGGTCATTCATGTACCAGCAGGGAGCTTGGACTTTGCCGAGTTCATTGCGCTCACCAAGCAGCCCGACGTGATCCTGATCGAGCTTCGCGGCAAGGCGGTATTGGACTTCACCATGACGGGCAGACTCATCAAGGGCGAGGAATTGTCTGGTCAAGCAGTGGAAGTCGTGATAGTTAAGCGACATGAATGACGCCGACTCGCTGAGAATACTTGAGCGAGAGACAATCAATCGCCCGTTCCAGAAACCACAATCTCTGATAGTGGCCTCGTTCAAGGGGCTGCAAGAAAACCTGATGTTCAAGTGCCACTCAGACCGTGATGATTTGACCATCGTCCTAGTGAGCGGAATGTTCATACGGCCGGGAACAGGGACAATTCATTAGATGCCACAGCCTCAGCAAGACGCCGTACAGACCTATATTCGCTATCAAGTCCTCGACGAGGCCGGGGCGCCGCGAGACATCAGTGGGGCGTTCGTCAAGCAACTGATATTCCAGAGGCCGGACAAAACGCTGCTAACGGTGGACGCGGGGTTCTACACTAACGGGACGGACGGAATTCTCCAGTACATCACCGCGGCGGGCGACCTGAACGGGTTCGGAACGTATCAGGTACAGGCCAACCTGCAAATGCCGGGGTTTCTGGGCAGGACCGAGGCCCGGGTGTTCTTCGTCAACCAGAACTTGCCGATACCGTGAAGCCGGAATACAAGCCCCTGATAGACAAGGTGGCAAACGAGAAGATCGAGCAGATATTGCGCACCTACTTCGATGCCAAACTCGCTCCCGTGTCCGCCGGTCCCTGGTACAAAGACCCTGATGAGTGTCTGCACAGAGGGATAGCCGAGGTGGAGAGAATTCGCCTATCACTGCACAAGGACAACGGAGAGGTATGAAAGCCCAAGCAAGGAGCAAGACCCCCGTAAAAGCCAAAATTGGCCCAAATAACGGCAATTCTGATGGGTCTAAGACAGTCAGGGTGACGTGCAGCACAGCCGACTCTCTTGACCTGGACAAGATTCTCCCGATACAGGGAGACCTAAAGACGCTGGCCGAAGCAGACTTCAAGAAGCTACGCGCCAGCATACTCAAGTACGGAATCTCGTTCCCGTCATACATCTGGAAGAACAACGGCTCGGCGTCCTGCATAGACGGCCACCAGAGGAACAGGGTGCTGTCGGAGATGCGCAAGGAGGGCTACAAGATACCTGACGTGCCGGTGGTCTACGTGGAGGCGAGGGACGAGAAAGAGGCAAAGGAGAAAATCCTATTGCTGTCGTCACAGTATGGCAAGTATTCAATGGACTCGGTTTACGAATTTCTCGCGGCATCACAAATCGACTTTAGTCAGGTAAAAGATATTATCGACCTACCACAGTTCGACCTTGGCAAATTCGATGACTTTTATTTTAACAACAACGTCCAGCCAGTATCGGCAGAGGAACAATCGAGGCTTGACCAGAGGAGTCCAATAAAGTGCCCTGAGTGTGGCCATGAGTTTATCCCAGAATAAACCGACATTGAGACTAGACTGGTGCTCATATCACGCAGCAGAAAAATCTGTCATGCGGTGGCATTACTCGAGGACAATGCCTAAAGGAAAATTGGTATCTATAGGGGTTTGGGAGAATAGAGATTTTATCGGTTCTATTTTGTTCGGTCTTGGTAGTGGTAAAAGCACGCTCGGTAAAGCCCATGGTCTGCAATTATTCCAGATGGCCGAATTAGTCAGAGTCGCCCTGTATCGCCATCAAACACCAGTCAGTCGAATTGTTAGTATCGCCGTTAAGATGCTGCGCAAGCAGTCGCCAGGAATTAAACTGTTGGTAAGCTTCGCTGACCCCTTGCAGAATCATCACGGCGGCATCTATCAAGCAATGAACTGGATATATACCGGTAGGAGCTCTGATAAATTTTGATTAAAAACACCAGATGGCAAGTTGCTCCATAATCGACTAATCGCTAAACGAAGTCAGTATACAAGTCACTTCGGAAAATTTAAAAAAGCTCCACAGTGGAAAGATGGAACCAAAGTCTTGATGCCAGGAAAGCATCGTTATTTATTGCCACTAGATGAAACGATCAGGCCGAGAATTGAAGCACTCAGAAAACCCTATCCCAAAAGGGAACAGCAAGCCGTCGCTTAAATTGGATTGGTGCTCGCGTTCATCCGCAGAGATGGCGGTGATGCGTTGGCATTATTCAAAGGCACTGCCAAATCCGAAATCGGTTTATATCGGTGTCTGGGAGAACGCTCGATTTATCGGAGTCGTCATTTTTGGTATCGGCGGTGGAAACGCAACGAACGGCGAGAAATACGGACTCAGCCGTTTCGAGATGGCAGAATTAGAGCGAGTCGCCCTCGATAGGCACAACACGCCAGTATCGAGAATTGTTTCGGTGGCAATCCGCATGCTTAAAAAACAATCTCCGAAACTAAAATGCTTAATCAGCTACGCTGACCCCGCACAGAATCACCACGGCGGTATTTATCAGGCCATGAATTGGGTCTATACGGGAACGACCCCACCGGGGCGCGGCCTTAAAGATTCACGCGGGAAAATTCATCATTCCAGAGTGGTATCTGACGCAGGAGTAAATCGTCAGTTTGGTTCGATGAAAAAAGTTCGAACATGGAACTCGGGAACCAAAATCATTCTCCCCGGTAAACATCGTTATCTGTTAGCACTTGATGACGAGACTCGGTCCCGTATCGAAAAACTACGCAAACCCTACCCGAAACGCGCAGGAAGTGAGACTGTCGACACGTCCGGCGACCAGCCGGAAAAGGGCGGTTCAATTCCGACCCCTGCGCTCCAAACCCTCTAAACCTTCATTCCATAACGGCTTTCCAAGAGCCGAAATATTGAGGAATATTCCGCATTTGAGTTGACTTCCGGTCCGCTCTTTTGATAAATTTTTTTATCAGAAAGAGGAGGAACCGATGACAACCAAACAATCACTTGCAGAATTGAAAAAGCTACGCAGTAAACGGTCTGGCAAAGTTAAAGAATGGTCTCGCGCCGAGATTGAGAAGGTCCAGACACGTCTCGCCCCGTTATCTCCCCCGCTACCGCAGCACGTTTATTCGATTAAAATCAGAAACGCCGAAGGAAAGTTTGCAGAGGTCACTGAGCATATCGGCCCAAGTCTGGTCGCGATATCTGAGCGGTTGGGCGTCTCGTTTGACGATATCGTTTATTGCAGCAAACGAATCAACGGAGAGACCAAACACCAGATGGCGAAATACTGGGACGCTCCGAAGGAACGTCAGCCGGTCACAGATGAACAAAAAAAAGAATTGCGAGAAAGACTCAAACTGGCGCGGGCTGTCCGTGAGTACAACCGCGCTCCCAATGCCGAGGGCAAAGGCAAAAAGGAGAATCCGATGAGCGAAGGAACTGCGGAAGCAGTAAAAGAGATGCGCGAGAACCAAGCCAGGGGCAAGAAGGCCAAGGCCGGTAAGCCGACCGTAGAGGCAAAGAAAGAAGAAAAGGAGACCACCATGAAAACATCGACCAAAAAGAAAGCCATCAAGAAGGCAGCACCGAAGTCCGGTAAGCGAGTCGCCGCTGAGAAACCGGCAGCAGCCAAACAGGTAGTCAAGAAAGAGACGTTCTCCGTTCCTGACGAATTTACCCGCAGCTTCGAGGGCAAGGACCACGAAGTTAAAAAGACCAAAGACGGTTGGACAGTCGACGGTAAGGAACCGGTGCCGAGTCTGCGCGAGGCGATGATTGCCATCTTAAAGGCGCACAAAAAGGAAGTCGGTCACAGAGCCGCGTCATACTTCTTCGCCAACGTCAAAAAGGCGAGCTAAACAAACTGACGCCATCCTTCGGGGTGGCGCCTTTTTTTTGAGAAAGGGAGAAAACCGATGAGATCAATAAATAAGTAGAGGGAAAGGAGGAGGAACGATGAATCAAGGAACGTGGCAAAGACGAGTTGTCGGAGGAAACTCGGTTCTTTATCGACGAAGGAGACGACTGGATTTTGGCCGTATCGCAGATTGACCTTTAACAAGTAAGGGAGATGAAAATGGCAACTAGAAATCAATTCCGCGAAAAGTCTCACGTTGCACTGACAAGGTGCTTTTACTGTTACGCTAACGACAGGATTCTATTGGCTACCGGCTATAACCACAAGGGTGAGCCAGTACAGGACTTGTCGCCAGCCCACGGCAAGGTGATGGACATGGATCCCTGTAATAAGTGCAAGGAGCTGATGCGGCAGGGGGTGATCCTGATCACCATAGACGATGCTAAGTCAGGCAAGGATTGGCAGAAGCCGGACGGCAGTAAGAACTGGATGCCCAATCCCTACCGGACCGGCGGTTGGTTCGTTGTCAAGGATGAGGCAATACGCCGGATGATCAACGGCAAGGAAATGGCTGACTGGGCTATCAAGCAACGGTTTATGTTCATCGAGCATGAGGCGGCAGAGAAGTTGGGACTATTTAAGGCGGGCCAAAAAAGCGAAAACCCCAGCTGACCAGGACCGGGGCTTCGCTACAGAAAGGAGAAATGCAAGTGAATACTAACCACAAAAAGACCGACGACGTCAAGCTGTCGCCGAGGGCGGTGGAGTTCCTACAGACCTACATCAGGCACAAATTAATGGTGCAAAGCCGTACCGACCGGACGTGCTGGTACATGGTGGATATCGCCGCCAAGACCTGTGAGTGCGAGCATCACAGGAAAACTAAGGCAGAATGCTTCCATATCGAGCAGGCTATTAAATTCAGATTGCACCAACTACGGACAAAGGCAGAACAGGCGCAGTCGAAATGTCCCAGTTGCGGCAGTATCAAAACCGTTTACGAGGGTGACCGTGAACGCTGCGCGGACTGTGGGAGGTAGCCGATGACACCCTCAAAATACCAGCAAGCAATATACGACGAGATCAGGACCGGAGACGGTTGCCTTATCATCAAGGCAGTCGCGGGAGCAGGCAAGACGACCACGATAGTCGAGGCCTATAAGCTCATCCCACCGACACAGCGCTGTATCTTCGTCGCCTTCAACAAGGACATCGTGACCGCCCTCAAGGGACGGGTCGCCAACGCCTGTACCATGAATAGTCTGGGATACGGGGTGTTGCGCCGGTTCCTCGGTAGCAAGTGGCCGTTACAGGTGGAGTCCGACAAGACCATGAAGGTCATCAAGCGGGTGTTCGGGGAGCAGATACCCGACGAGATCGAGTGGCGCAAGGAGTTCTCTACCTACGCCGCCGGAGTCCGTAAGTTGGTCGGTTTGGCAAAGGCCCATGGCATCGTTCCTATGGGCGTACCGGGGACCGGCCTTGTGATGGACACGGAGCAAAATTGGGCGGACCTGATCGAGAAGTACGACGTGGAGTTCGAGAGGGATGGCAAGCCGGAGGCCGCTATCGACTGGGCGCGTCGGATACTGATCCGCTCGATACGGGCAGCCCAGGAGGACCTGTACGTAGACTTCGACGATCAACTCTACCTGCCGGTCATCTGGCAAGCCAAGTTTGACCAACACGACGTCATCTTCGTCGACGAGGCCCAGGACGTTAACCCCATACAAAGGGCCATGCTGAAGATGGCGTTGAAGCCCGGGGGACGCCTGATAGCTGTCGGCGATCCTCATCAGGCAATTTATGGTTTCCGTGGTGCCGATACCGAGGCCATCCAGAACATCAAAGAGGAATTCGCCGCTAAGGAACTACCCCTGTCCGTCTCGTACCGCTGTCCCAAGTCGGTAGTGACAGAGGCCAAGACCTACGTCACCGAGATTGAGTCCCACGACACCGCACCGGACGGCAAGGTGGAGACGATGGACAGCTACTGGCCCGACCTGTTCACCAACGACGACGCCGTTATCTGTCGCAACACCGCCCCGCTGATCGAGCAGGCCTACCGCTTCATACGTACCGGGAAGGGGTGTCGGATGTTGGGCCGGGAGATCGGGGCCGGCCTGGTCGCCATGATCAACAAGGTCATGGGTAAAAGGATCAAGACCGTAGACCAGCTCGAAGACAAACTTGCCGAGTATGCAGAGAGGGAGAAGGCCAAGCTCATGGCCAAAGGCAAGGAGGACCAAGCCGGAGCGCTGATGGACAAGCTGGAGACCATCGACATCTTCGTCCAGCAACTTCCCGAGGACGACCGGACCATTGAACGGCTTATCGCCAATATCGAGGCGATGTTTACCGACAACAACAAGGGACTGTTGACCCTATGCACCATCCACAAAAGTAAAGGGCAGGAGTGGAACAAGGTATTTATTCTCAACCGTCACCTGATGCCGTCAAAGTACGCCCGACAGGAGTGGCAGAAACAACAGGAGGCCAACTGCGCGTATGTGGCGGTGACCAGAGCTAAAGAGGAGTTGTATTTTATCGACAGCAAAAAGTGGCTGGACAAAAAACCAGACCCGAAAAAGGAGGAGAAAACCGATGAAGTTACCTGCGATCAAAAAAATTGTAAATCGGCTGTGCTATGACAGCCAGAAGGCAACCGTTCTAGCGAGACATCATCTCCGCAGATACGTTTTTCATTTCGGTCTTCATTGTTTGGAAAACATTATGACGAACGATGACCACGCTACACCCGTGTGCCATAAGTTGACAAACAAAAATGCCATCGAGAAGGGAGAAAAAAGATGTTTGAAAAAATACCGAGAGGCAGGCCGCGAATCCTGACAAAGCAAAAGCGCGTGCGGTCGAATTACATCATGAGCAAGAAGGATCTCGATCTCATGATCGCTGCATCTTTGAGCATTGGCGAATCACGGTCGGAATTTTTGAGAGTGGCGGTGAGAGAGCGGGCGTTGCGAATTCTTGCCGGCGAGCGGGAGATCCCAGTACCGGCGACAAATCAGTAAAGCAAGGCGCTTACTCGGTTCACAGGCAGCGGATCGAGTAAGCGCCTAATACCGACACGGCAAGCCGTGGAGCGGCAAGCCAAGACCGTGGAGATTGACGTTCATGGGAAAACGTCGCGTTCAAATTAGGATAACCGTAACCACAAAGTCAAAGCCTGCCATAGCCGACGAACGATTAGCGTCGGCATTCAAAGAGTTCGTCATCGAAAATTATTGCCTGGGAAAGTTATCGCCCGAGGCCGTCGCGTCGATATTCGCACGATGCCGTTGGCTGCGGGACGCATCGATCTCGCCATGGAGGAGAAACAATGAAGCGACTCGTTTACTTGTTGGTCCGGCTTCGACAGCGTCGGATCGACAACGCCAAAATATCTATCGAGCCGCCCACGGCCATCCAGTCTATATGGGAACAGGCAAGGGTGAACGGCGGAGACTCCCTGGTAGATGCCGGGGGGTCCAAGTGGGAGTTTCCGGCCGAGACGTGGCTGAGTCAGCGGAGGGAACTGATACGACGGGCCACTTGTGACAGTAACAAGCGGGTAAAATAGTCGTTTACTTTTTATAACTTTTTTTATAAACATATTCATAGAGGGGAGGTGGTCTATGGCAAAGAACACGATAGGCAAGCCGGAGTCGGTGTATGTCCAGGTAAAGCGCAAGCCCGTCAAGGGCGAGCAGAACAGCCTAAACTTCACCGTCTACGGAAAGTTCGAGGACATCGTCAAGGTGATCGAGAAGGCCCTACGGGGCAAGATAAGGGCGGCATGAACTGGCTAATCTGGTCCAACGAGCACAACGCATGGTGGGCGCCTGACTCTATGGGGTACACCAAGGACCGCAACAAGGCGGGCCGATATCCGATGGACAAGGCCATCAAGATAGTGATGAGCGCCAACAAGCACAATCGACCGGATGAGAAGCCGGATGAATCAATAGTTCCAGAATTAGAAAAACAGAAGGGAGAATGACAAATGGCAAAGGCAAAAAGACAGGAGCAACAGACCCTACCTGTCCAGGCATCGGAGGGGCAGACCAATCCCTTGATGCTACTGGATCAGGCGGTCAAGTCGGGAACGTCAGTGGAGGTATTGGAACGGCTGATGGGACTGGCCGAAAGGTATGAAAAGACAATGGCAAGGAAGGCCTACGACAGGGCGATGGCGGACTTGAGGCCCGACTTGCCGAAGATCGTCAAGGACCAGCCGGTGGCATACGGTCAGGGGCGCGCATCCTATAAGTACGAGGACCTGTCGGACCTGACCGAGGCTCTGTCCCCGGTGATGTCCAATCATGGGCTGTCGTTCAGGTGGCGTACTGCGTGCAAGGACAACGGCAACGTCCTTGTCACCTGTATCATCGCCCACCAGGACGGGCATAGCGAGGAATGCTCTCTGGAGGGGCCACCGGACCTTAGCGGCAATAAAAATCCCGCACAAGGAATCGGGTCCATCACGTCCTACCTGCAACGATATACCCTCAAGGCTGCTGTCGGAGTTGCTGCCGCCAAGGACGACGATGCTCAGTCTGTCGGTACTCCTGGTAAGCCACCGGAACAGCCGCGACCACCGCAGCAGGGCTTCGACAAGACCAAACCGCCACAACAACCACCACGTGGCCCAGAGGGACCGCGTACCTACCCTATCGTCAAAGCGCACATAGACTTGGACAACGAGATCAAGGCATATGTCAAGAAAAACCCCGACCACGGCGCACCGGACGACGAGGCAGCCTACAAGTACATCCTCAAGCAGCTGACCTCCTGGGACGGGTACTACCACAAGACCGACCCCTGCAAGGCCTGTAACGGGACCGGCAAGGGGAAGGGACCGAAGGGTCTCTGTGAGCAATGTGGCGGCAATAAAACTCGATGGGTCTATCCGTCCAAGGGCTTTGACGAGATCGACCAGATATCCGAAAAGATGGCCGGCGCAGCCTTGGGCACGATGCGGGAGAGAATCAAGGAACACAACGGCAAATGATCACCTACCGAGACGAGGACCACTCCTACTGGGACGGGGACCGCCGAGTCATCAGCAATACCCAGGTGTTGGACTTAGCCGGTCTCTGCCCCCGGTACGACCTAATAGAGCCGTGGCATCGGGAGGCGGCACTAAAGATCGGCAAGGACGTTGAGCACGCCACCCTCGCCCTAGACCGCCGGTCGCCTATTGCCAAGATCGAGGAGGACTACGGTCACGTCATGGGGTATGTCAAGGGGTGGATGGCGTTCAAGATGGAGTTTAAGTTCCGGCCATTACTAAGGGAGTTTACCGTCCACGACCCTACCCTAGATGTCTGCACCCGGCTAGATGCCTGGGGGCCGTGTAAGTTCGGAGAGATTACGGTGCAGATCAAGACGGGGCAAGTCGCGCCGTTCACCGAGATACAGACGGCGTTCGAGGAGCGGGCGGTGTGGATACATCTCAACAGAAAGAAGGCGGTAAAGGCAATGGCGTCCTCACCTAACAGGTGGGGCGTGGAGCTCAGGGCGGACGGGACCTACCTGCCCAAGCAGTTCAACCACGAGGGATACCGAAACGACATCAAGGTGTTCTGCGCGGCGGTCACAGTGTCTAGGTGGAAGCTCGCGCAAGGTATCCGAATATAGGCGGCAAAAACACAGAAAGGGAGAATGACCAATGAAGGCAGCAATTCTGTTACTGCTGGTGCTGACCACACCGGCGATGGCGGCAGACAAGACCGCCAAGTTCACCTACCAGGAGATAACCGACCCCTACCTCGTCAGTATCAACAGCCACGACGAGAAGGCTGAGACGACCCGCACCGACCAGTCCGTCATCCACGGCGTCTACGTCAACATGCAGGGACAGTCCATCGAGTTTACCTGCGGGCTTATCACCCCGGCGTTCCTTGAGGGGACTTCCCCGGCCAAGATAAACGACAAGGGGCAGATCATCGGGACGTGTCCCAAGGGCAACTTCGACATACGTAACGAGGTGGCGTTCATCAGGGAGCGAAACGGGGCGATGACCATCATCCAGCAGCCGGGGGCCGACCACACCTACCTGTGGGGGATCAATACCAAGGGACAGGCCGCGGGTCTGTACTACAACCCCCTGGACGGCCGGTCGGGCCTGTACCGTATTCACGGCCTGATCTACGACAAGGGTAAGCTCGTCACAGTGGACTTGCCGAGTACAGACGGCAGACCGCCAGTCACTCAGTTGCTAGGCATAGACGACGCAGGTCGGGCTATCGGGGTGTTCTTCACGTTCGACACCGTGACCAACGAGACAGGCACCCTGAGACCGTTCCTGTATGACAACGGGCAGGTGACGTGGCTGGACTTCGGGCTATGGACCGACGTGCAGGACATCAACGCTTTGGGAACCATAGTCGGCAACTCCAGCAGGGGGGGGTTCTTGTGGGATGACGGGAGCTTCTACCTGATCGAGCCGCCGACCGGCAAGGCCATCACCTCGGTGGACTCCATCGACGACAGTGGGCGGATAGTGGGGCGATACCGCCAGGATCCCTGTCCCGTCGACCAGTTCGGCTTCCCCAATTGCCCGAGCCATCAGTTCATAGCTACCCCGGTGGTCGAGCAGAAGGGTAAAGGCAAGGGGAAAGACTTCCAGACCTTTGTGGACACCCGTTCAAATACCCCCTAAAACGTCCAATTTTGCCATTTAAGCCACTTTTGAAGGGAGACAATAGTTTATGCCGAAGGCAGCAGTAAACGTGGATATAAAGGAAAAGCACGCCATCAGTAAGTTCAGCGTGGTGGAGTCCAATATCATCATCATGCTTCGGGAGCCGACGACCGGGGCGATCATGGTCAGGAGCAAGGCAGAGGCGGAGCTGGCGTCCGACATCGTCAACACCCGGATACCGGCCTGTGAGAAGCTGATCGAGGAGCTATGGGGGGATGACTGCAAGAAGGCCTACGACCTGTGGAAGTCGATAGTGGCCAAGCGGGACCGGTTCCTTAAGCCACTCAAGACTTATGGGCAGCAGATACGACAGGCGGTGGCGCTGTTCCAGATAAACGAGAGGCGCAAGGCGGAACTCGAGGCCCAAGAGAAGCAGCGGATCCTCGATGAGGCGATACCGGACAGCGGGGTGGTGTTCCAACCGGAGAAGCCCAGTGTGGACGGGTTCAGCGCCCCGATAAGTAGGAAGTCCTACAAGGTGGTCGACCTGATGGGGCTCATCAAGCTGGTGGTCAAGGGCAAGATGCCGGTGGTCTGCCTACAGGTGAACCCCGACTACTGGACACAGGACGAGATAAAAAAGCAGTGGGCGATGTCCAAGCCCGATGAGACCGGCAAGAGGCTTATCTGTGACGGTGCTATCGAGCTTACCGAGGAATTCACGTCCTCAAGGAGGTGATGCGTAACGAAGAAGTTCGGTCCGATAATGTGAAGGGCTAGGGGCCTCTACTCCCCTAGCCCGAATTACCAACACGGCCATCTTGGCACGTTCTGGCAACCCCAGTTTTGAGCGTACCAAGGTGGCCCTCAATGTCAAAAGGGGGCCACTATGAAGTTTTATCTATTGGCTGTCGAGTTATTAGTCGCCGTGGCTATCTCTACGGCGATGGTGCTTTTGCTGCCGGCCATCAGTCAGGCGCAAGGGAACGACTTCCCTGCCGGGGTCTGGGCGCCGTCACCGAGTTGGTCTGACGTTCCGATCATCACACCAGGGCAAGTAGGAGGTAGTTATCGGAGCGGCAACATCGGGCCGTGGCAAGCTTCCAACCGCAGGGGGGCCAAAATCACAGGGCGCTTCGTCTGGGACTGGTGGGGCCTATCGCCCGTCCAGATCGTCATCAGGACCAGCGGGGACGACGGGATGCACTGGTCCGACGGAGCCTATATGTGGCGCGGCATGTGTCTCCAGAATTGCAACTTCGAGTTTACCGCGACCGGTGACGACACCATCATGTGGATCGACTGGTACGGAAGCGACCAGTTCGCCGCCCACCTCGAGGTGGCCGCTGTGGATAACCCCGACCAGGGGACACAGCCGTCTGTAGCCATCAAGCAGTACATCAAAGACAGGGCGCTTCAGAAGGCGAATGACCTCAATAATGCCGCCGACGTTCTCTCGGCAACTGCCGCAATCATTCCGTGGCCGTTGAGTCTAATACCGGCAGGTCAGGCGATATTCTTCTACCGTCAGGCGAGACACTTCCAAGGAATATACGATGCCCGTTGCATCGGGGATGGTGGTCTCTGGCAAGGCTATATTCACGATGCCTGTGAGTTGGGCTGCTACTGGTCCGACGACAGAGAAATAGCGTACTACTACAACGTGAGCCTCACCTTCGGCAGCTACGCTGATGGCTATGCGGAAGCGGCTGGGGAGCAGGGCAATCGCACGAGTTGTGATGGTCAGAACCGTGATCAGTTAGTGACGAACTTACAGGATGCGGGGTATTGGTATCGGCAAATGGCGGATTACGTTTGGGCGATCGGTCCCGTCATGGAACGCGAGGGCTACCCCGATGCCGCAAATATCGAGTATCAGTTGAACGGCGACCTCAGAGATGCAGCCGACTTCCTGGAAGGAGCGGACTGACATGGACCTATTTTTACTCTGGCGTTTGGTCATGGGCTTTTTGTTGGCGTTCATAGGCGTCTACATGGCGCTAGGCTCTCCGTACCGGTGGACTTGGCCGTTCTCGCTCTTGTTCGCGGTAACAGGGGCATGGATATTTAGCCGGGCTATGCTGACGATCCTGTGACTAAAAAATAACAGTTGACTTTTTTGTAAGTAGTGAAATATATTCCGAATTGTATGGATGTAGCCCATGCAAAATTCCGTTGAGACATTAGACCCGGGGCCGTCGCTCAGACGCCAGTTTGAGTTCGGGCGACCGACGTGTGGCTACATCACACGGGCGGCTTCCGGTGTGATGTCTCGGAATAGGATTAAGAGGTGAAGATGAATTTAATACCGGAACATACCCAGATTCCTAATGTCTACCTGGATATCGTCATGCCCGAGATATCACCGGCGGAGTTCAAGGTGCTGATGGCGATCTCCCGGCTGACGTTTGGGTGGCAAAAGACGGGCGACCATATCAGCGTCAATCAGATAATGAAGATGACGGCGCTGAGCGGTCAGGGCGTAATGAATTGCCTCAAGGTATTGGAGAAACGGCAACTTATCATTATCGACCGTGGAGACTGGCAAGAGCATAAGGCGAACTACTACCGTATCAATTTGGACTGGACCCCCAATTCAGTATCATTAAACTCAGTTGAACGAGACTCATTCAACTCAGTTGAACGAGAAACGTCGTCCTCATTCAACTCAGTTGAATATCAAAAGAAAGCACTACAAAGAAAAAAAGAAAATGGGCCGTCAGAACGTCCCAACGCTTCTAACGAAGCTCCACCAAAGACGCTCGACCCCAAGCTCAAAGCCATAGCCGACCAGATATACCGGATAGACACTAGGAAGTTCGCCCCGCTCATAAGGTGGATAAAGGCGGCAGAGCGCAACTACAGCGTCAGGGTGCTCATAGCTACCCTTGAGCGCTTCCTACCCTACGCCGCCAGGATAGACGGCAACTGGTGGCCCTACCTGGACAAGATACTCGACAAGACGGAAGGAGACCTAAATGCCAGCGATCATGAGAAGGAGCACGAGAGGAACAAACGAGAGGAGGGAGAGTGGGCAAAGCTGCACCGGGGGAGCATCCTGGGGCTGCTGGCGGGAGGAGCACGACAAGGGGAGGATACCTGACGTCCTCTGTTACCGGTGCGAGACGCGCCTTGGCTGCTCATTGTGCTGTCAGAGGTCGGAGAGTCTTATCTGCCTTGTCTGTCATAACTGGGGAATGAAGGCCGGGGTCAGGCGTCACGGCGACATCGTCCCTAACATCAAGGTGCCCAGGGTCAGGACCGACAAGGGGTGGAAGACGCACCATCCGCTATCTGGGCAGGTCAGTAGTTTTATAGAAAGGTCCGGCAATGGACAAGATAGCTGACATTTTCGGCAACAAGCCCGAGGGGCCGATAGACACCCTACACGTCAAGCGCTGTAGGCACTGCAATAAACTGGGGACACTGGTACGGGCGACGTTGAACGATGAGCCGTTCGTGATGTGTGACAAGAATCTAGGCGGGTGCAGTAGGGCACAATGAATTTATCGGGGTGCGCAACTTATCCTCAACAAAAAGCCGGAATAAAAACATGACTGATCTATCTATTACCATCCCCGGCAAGTTTACCCGCACCTCGCTGGAGCTTGACTCCCGGCTTACCTACGACGATTGGCGATCCGTTGGGCTAAATCTGGCGCAGCTAAGAGACTGGAACAACTTTGCGATAGGTGACTGGCTGGAATACGGCGAGGTTCATTTTGGCGAGCAGTACAGTCAGGCGGCGTCAGATACCGGCATCAGCGAGGACAAGCTGATGCTCCTCAAGCACGTAGCTACCCGCGTCCCACACTTGTTACGTAACAAGTCACTTAGCTGGTCGCATCATTTAGAGATAGCCAAACTACGGTCCGACGAACAGGAATTGTGGCTCAGGCTATCGGAGGAGAGTCGGTGGACGGTCAGGGAATTACGAGAGCAGCTGATTATCGCCGGATTAAGGGAACAGCGAGGCAAGACTTCGGCAGTCGTAAGTTACCTGTGCGAGTGCTGCACCAATAGCGGAGCCGAGGCAATCTATCTTTGCCCCAAGTGCGTTAAACAACTACACGAGGCGGTAAATCTATGAGACGAGACACCAAAATCACGGCGGACAAATACCTGCAGTTCGTCAGGTCTAAGCCCTGCGTAGCCTGTCACCATCAGAACGTGCACGCCCACCACCTGGTGGCCGTGGGACAGAGGGAATCCAAAAGGAACGATTTCCTGGCCCTGCCTATGTGCAGGACCCACCACACCGAGTACCACACCGTCGGGCCCGTCATCTTCGCGGCAAGGTATCAGGTTGACCTGTGGAAGGAATGCTTGTGGCTGCTGATAGAGCATATCATGGAGACCAACGGACAGATAGAAACAGAAAGGGGGAAGGTATGAGCAAAAGACTTAAAGATTGCGTGTCAGGCGTCGCCGACAATCTCAGGGCATATCGCGAGCATGTGGACCTGCTGGCCGCTATCCTGATGACGAGCGATGAGCCGTGGAGCATTAACGCGGCGGTGGAGGCGGCTAGACTTATAGTCGACCAGACCGACAAGCAGGTGGATGCTGAGCTGGAGCGGATGCAGTACGAGATAAACGGCCAGACGGCGGAGGCGATAAAGAATGCCGGACGAGGCTGAGGGGATTGTGGCTCTGTGGCTCCGGGTGATGGGCTTGACGTTGTCGGTGGACAGGGTGAGGCAGAGCCTGCGGGAAATAAAGGCGCACAACGAGGTGAGATATGACCGAAGGAATAAGAATGACGACCCTAAACGACGTGATGGACGAGCTCCGCTCAGCCCTACGGCTGGCCCAAAGGGTAAGAGTGGCGCAGAAGGCCTATTTCAAGGAGCGGACAAAGGAGGCCCTTTTGACTTCCAAGGTATTGGAAAAGGACCTCGACGAAAAGCTGGCAGAACTAAGAGGTAGGGGTCAACTATAGGGTCACCCCTAAAAGTCGTTCCTGGGGCAAATTTGGCGCAAATAACGGGTATTTTACGGGGGTCAGGTGGACAGATGAACAGGTCAGGGAATACCTTAGGAAGTTTGAGGGCAAGGATAGTGTTGCCGTTCGTCCTACCGACGCACAATCGGATACTGTCGATGTCGATGCGCCAGAGGATGTCTGTCAAGAAGTTCATACGCGATACCGTATCCACGTGCATCAGAGACGCCGGAGGCTCACGGACCCCGACGGGTTACATATTAAGAGCGCAATTGACGGCCTGGTCGTTGGCGGTCTACTTGGCGACGATTCGCCCGACTGGGTCGAGTCTGTCGAAGTTACTCAGGCAAAATGTCAGAGAGGCGAGGAGGAGCAGACGGTGATAGAGATATTCGAGGTGGACGATGAACAAACAAAAAAGCAGTAATAGCCCACCAGAGATGATTTGTAGGATATGCGGACGTCGATTCATCCAGGGCCTGGACGAACAACTGATAGATGTAACGTCTCACACAGACCTTCGTCGCGGCGATCCATCTCATTTGTGTAGGGACAATTTAACAGTCGGCATAGACCTGGTGACTAGATGACCTGCGCTATCTGCCGCAAGGCGATACGGTTCTGGCATCGCCGCGCCATGGTCTACGACCGCAACAACATACCGTCGTGGTGTCACAAGCGTTGCATGACAGGGGGGCGGTACAACCCAATGGTTTGGAGGGTGGGACGATGAGCGACGATGCGGACAAACAGGCGTGGACTCTGTGGCTAAAAACAAAGCTCAACCTTGTTGATTGGCACTTGAGCAATGAGGATCGAGACAAGATCGTCGCTGCCGTAGCTGCAGCGCTTCGGAAGAAGGACGCCGAGATAGCCAAGCTCAAAGGTGCTGATGAGCAGATAGACAAGCTTGCCAAATACATCCTGGCGGAAGTTCCAGGTGAGCCATCGCAGAGTGAGGGCGCTGGTGAGTGTGCCATCAGAATTATCGCCAAGCTCCGCGCCGAGCTGGAATCCATGCAAATAGAAAAGCGGAGCGCCGAGGCGGATCGCGACTATTTCATGAAAGAACTGGAAGCGGCGCGGGCGGATTTTAATAAGTATACAACCGTTACGGGTCCACACCGCTATTGGCAGGACAGAGCAGATGCGATGCAAGCAGAGCGCGACTATTTTCAAAAAGAGCTGGCATTGGCAATTCGCAAAGCAATGATCATAAGCCTCCGCAAGAAGGTCGAGCAAGCGGCGAAGTGGCAGCGGGAGGCATGGGACTTGGCTATTAATCCCGCAGAAATGCAAAAGGCCAAGGTGACTATTTCTTATGCTGGATGGGAAGCATTTAAATTTCTCGCCCAGGTGAAGCCATGACCGACGCGGTGCATGGCGTGAACAATGAGCAGTGTCGCGGCTGTAGTTGACTATGCCTTTCTGATCGAAGTGGCGCGGTTCGGCTGGCCGCGATCCGCCTCCACTTCGAGACAGAATGGCAGGAATGGTAAGAGCATCGCAGACAAGAAAAGGCGGCAATAAATGAAGACTTACTACAAGATACTGAACCTTGATGGGACTCCATCAAACGGTGGCTATGATGGTTTCAGGTATTCACTTCCAGCTGGGCGCAAAAAAGGCAAGTGGACACCCGAAATAAAAGACGTGCGACTATGCTCTCGCGGCTATCACGTTGTGGAGCTGGAGCATTTGCTAGACTGGCGCGGGATGCTGCTTTGTACGGCTGAGATCGGCGGCGAATTCTGGCATGACGCGACAAAAACAGTTGCCGGTAAAATCCGGCTGCTAAGAATCGTGCCCGGTTGGAACGGGAAAAACCTGCGATTGTTCGCCGCAGACTGCGCGGAGCATGTGCTCCCAATTTTCGAGAAGCGTTATCCAAACGACAACCGCCCTAGATTAGCCATTGAAGCAGCGCGGGATTTTGCAATGGGGAAAATATCCATAGAAGCAAGGCTAAAGGCGCGTGATGATGCTGATGCTGCTGCTATTGCTGTTGCTACTTATTATGCTGCTGCCGCTTATGCTGCTTATTCTGCTGCTGCTTATGCTGAGCATGCTCATCATTATGCTGTCGGTTATGCCGCTGCTGCTCATTATGCTTCCGCTTATGCTGGTGCTGCCGGTTATGCTACAGCTGCCGCTTATGCTGCCGGTTGTGCTGCTGGTGCTGATACTGCTGCTGGTGCTGATGCTGCTGCTGGTGCTGATGCTGCTTATGCTGCAGCAACGGCTGAAAAAAAGTGGCAGATAAATCGGCTGCGCTTTTATCTCGGATTGTCAGCCTAAAAGGACAAAACATGGACTCTATCAAAACCAAACATCCCGAAGCGGCCTAGCCCGAATGACCGGCGGAAAAATGGCGGAAGGTGAGATAGGACACGATTAACGTGTGCAAACGGTGCTCCGGAGAGCCGCTGACCACACTGTCTGAGGCCCAAGCCATGAGGATTTCCGAACCGATGAAACAGACCCTCTGGATAGCCACGGCCTGCTGGTATCTGCTGGCTTACCACGCCTCCGTGAACGGGCACCTCCCGTGGGTACTCTGGTTCGGTACCTGGGGGCTTGTCACCGGCATGTGGGCATTGGGAGTGAACAGCAAAACGGGACTGTGGTATAAGGCCCGACAATGAACAGCAACGGCGATGGTGTAAAGCACCGCCCCAAACACCTGAAGCCCCCCTGGCCGAAGGGAGTCAGCGGCAACCCCAACGGCAGGCCGGTGTCGGCCATCACCCTGATATCCAAGCAGAAGGAACTCTACGCCACAGAGGCGCCTCCGGAGATGCTCAAGGGCTTCGAGCAGTTCATCCCCAAGGAGTGGAGGAACAGGAAGATCACATGGCTAGAGGCCCAGGTGATCCGCAATAGCTCCAAGGCGATGTCGCTTAAGTTCGGGGACTTCATGGCCAAGACGATATGGGAGCAGCTGGAAGGCAAGCCCACCATACAGATATCCGGCCCCGGCGGTGGCCCCATAGGCATCACCAACCAGAGGGTCAACCTGAAGAACCTCTCGGACGAGCAGCTGGAGCAGTGGAAGAACCTGATGGAGATAGCAGGGGAGAACGATGAGACATAAACATTTGTGCTTCCACTGCGGTACGGCGTGGTTTTGCCAATGTGACCTAACGACATCCGGCATCGGAGTTCTGTTCATGTGTGCGAACTGCTTTGGTCGGTATACTGAATGGCAATACTCCCTGACGACAAAGAGCCGCTACAAGTACTGGCGAGAGGGATGGTCGAAGGAGTTGGAAGTTAAGGAAGGCCATGTTGGAGCGCCGCGCAAATGAAGGTTGAGCCGTACTGCAAGAACTGTGGCGGTATGGGCCACTACGACTCTCAGTGCACCGTACAGCCTCTAAAGGTCAAGGGACCGTCACGACAGCGTGTGACGGTACCATCACCGTCACAAAGCATCGTGACGAAGCATTGTCCTACCTGTACCTGTAAGCCACCAAGGACAGCAGCAGAACGCGCCAAGGCATACCGGCAACGCAAAAGGCAATGACCAAGCTACCTCCTAACATCTTCCCTCCCACCCTAAAGGCAGACATCGACGCCGAGCTATCGGAGCGTAGCCTGTACCACTTCGTCAGGACGTCCTGGCCGGTGGTCCACGCTACCGAGCCGTTTGTCCCCAACTGGCACATCCAGGCTATCACCGACCACCTGTCGGCCGTCGTCAGGGGCGAGATCAACAACCTGCTGATAGAAGTGGCCCCGCGCATGACCAAGTCGGTCCCTACCTCGATCTGCCTTGTACCGTGGACGTGGCTACAGGACCCGTCGTTCACGTTTATCTACGTGTCGTTCGCCATCCACCTAGCCTCCGACCACTCCACCAAGGCAAGGCGCATCATCGAGTCTACGTGGTACCAGCACTACTGGAGCGACCGGTACAAGCTGGCCTACGACCAGAACGCCAAGCTCAAGTTCCAGAACGACCACACCGGCAGCCGTGAGGCCTTCGGTATGGGCGGCGTGACAGGGGCCGGCGCGAAGTGTGTCATCGTGGACGACCCCTCGGACACCAAGGACTGGACCTCGCCCATCAAGATGAAGTCCACGGTGGACACCTACGACGCCTCCATCCACAAGCGGGTGAACAACCCCAACGACCCCCGCCGTATCGTCATCATGCAGAGGATCAGCGACAAGGACCTAGCCGCCCACCTCCACCGGCAGGGCGACTGGGAGGTGATCACGATACCGATGGAATACGACCCCAAGCGCAGCAAGGTGTCGAGCATCGGGTGGAAGGACCCCCGCAGGATACCGGGGGAGTTACTTTGCCCTAACCGCTTCGACCGTAACGAGGCGGACAAGGAGCGACAGAGGACACCGCGGATATACTCGGCCCAGTACCAGCAGGCACCGGCAGCCGACGAGGGGGCGATATTCAAGAGACAGAACTGGCGTCACTATGCAGATGAGCCGAGAGACGCTGTTAAGAGAATGTCGGTGGTCATTCAGTCATGGGACCTGACTACCGGCGGTGTCGATCCTGGAACCAGCAAGGCATGTGGTCAGGTATGGGGCAAGATGGCGGGGTCGGAGAACATCTACCTGCTAGACCGGATACTGGGCTACATGGACATGCAGCAGACCTTGGACGCCATCAGGGCGATGAGCATCAGGTGGCCGGAGGCACGCGCCAAGGTGGTCGAGAACAAGGCGGCTGGACCGGCCGTCATAGCCCTGCTGAAGAACGAGATCGCCGGTATCATTCCCTGGCCACCACACGGCGAGAAGATGTCAGACAAGATCACCAGGGCCTACGCCATCCAGCCGTTCCAGGAAGGGCGTAACCTGATCGTCCCCAACCAGTCGTGGGTGGAGGAGTTCATAGAGCTATGCGCGGCGTTCCCTGAAGGCGAGTTTGACGACGACATAGACGCTATGACCCAGGCGATCCTGTACCTCGAGAGAGCACCCAAGCCGACAGCACCGGAAGCAGTTGGAGTTGCGACACGATGGCTACGTTGATCGACCTGTACAACGAGCTATACGCCCTGACCAACGCCCTTTGTGGCGAGTGCACAAGACCGTACTCCTGCTGTGAGGACGCCGGTTGCGGTCAGGCCAAGCAGTGGGCAAGGGTGATCTACAAGACCGTCCTTCAGGAGCACAACAGGACGGAGACCCCGTACCTGACCCACTACGGGTGCTCCGTGGAGGCGCACATACGACCACTCTGCACCACCTACCTGTGTCCCGAGGCCCGCACCAAGGCGCCGCCACGGTTCATGGAACTGAGAGCCGAGATAGCCCTAGAGGAGGCAAAAAGATGGAGACCGACGACAAACCCGACGCCATGAGCATCGACGAGATCGAGGCACAACCCATACCCAAGCCAGCCAAGCCGACCACAAAGTATGCCGTCCCTACGGGCGTCGGTCGTACCGGCTGGTCACTGGGGAGAAGCAAGTACCATAGCCGCCGTGATGACACCGAAGACTTCGAGGACGGCGCCGTGATCGGGGCCAAGGTTGTCAGGTAACTAACATTTTCTTGCCCATCTTCTTCGCAGGTGATATATCCGGCCCCATCATGGACGCCTGGATACTGGCCAACCGAGCCTTGGAGTTTCAGCTACGCGACTGTGACCTGACCAACACCATCCGCGAGGAGATACAGGACGAGTTCATGTGGGACCATCACGCCTATGCCTACGGTGGTTCCAAGTGTGAGCGGACGGCCGAGTCGTTCTGGATCGCCATCCACACCAACTACTGTCAGCAGGTAAGGGACGCCTAGAATGGCCGAAGCACCCACTACCAACGGCAAGACTCCCTACTTCCGCGAGATCGGCGGGACCGGCCTAAACCTATACACCGGCTACACCCTTCAGGAGGACTTCCAGCGCGAGCTCCAGGGGATCAACGGGATCAAGATATACGAGGAGATGGGCTGCACCCCTATCGTGGGGGCGATCCTGTTCGTCATCGAGCAGATGGTGGCCCAGATCGAGTGGAAGATAGAGCCGGGGTCCGACCAGCCAGCCGACAAGGAGCCAGCCGACTTCATCCAGGGCTGCCTGTTCGACGACATGAACCAGTCCTTCACCGACACCCTGTCCGAGATATGCACGTTCTTCCAGTACGGGTGGGCATGGCTCGAGGTGGTCTACAAGATGCGCAAGGGGCGCGACGTCCCCAACTCCCAGGCCAAGTCCAAGTTTACAGACAACAAGATAGGGTGGCGCAAGTGGGGACTGAGGGGCCAGAACACCCTGGACGGGTGGGAGGTGGACGACTCGGGCGGTATCGTGGCGATGCTTCAGCGCTTACCGACCAACCCCGGTCAGCAGCTAAGGATCCCCATCGAGAAGTCCCTACTATTCCGGACCCGGGTGGAGCGCAACAACCCCGAGGGCAAGGCTCTTGACCCGGAGACGCCGATACCAACACCGAATGGCTGGCGCAGGTTAGATGACCTACAAATAGGAGACAAGGTTTTCGACGAAACAGGAAGAATTCGATATGTGACAGCACGCGCAGACTGGGAAGATCGCCCTTGTTATGAGGTGAGGTTCGACGGCGGTCACCGAATCGTAGCAGATGCGAATCACGAATGGCTCACCCAATCAATTGACGAGCGAGTTTGTAGCAGCAGGGCAAAAATTAGAACAACGGAACAATTGGCGCAAAGAGTCAAAGCGCATCGCGGCAAGGTCTCGAATTTTTCCGTCCCTTGGGCCGGAGCCTTAGACTATCCTGAACAAACTCTTCCGCTTGACCCTTATTTTCTCGGCCTTTGGCTCGGCGACGGAGACACTAACGGAGCGAGGATTAGCTGTCATGCCGACGATTGCGATGAAACGGCAGAACTACTCGTGGCGTGTGGTTATAGAGTTGCGATTCTGCCCAATGGGCCCATTGAAGGCAAGGGAAGGGCGATCAGGGTTCTAGGAGATAAAAACTGGTCTAACGATGGACCGCAAGCGATGTTGACTGTTATGGGGCTGCGTGGCAACAAGCACATCCCTGAAGCATACCTCAAAGGGTCAATCACACAACGAATGGCTCTATTGTCGGGTCTAATGGATAGTGACGGGACTGTCGATAAGGACGGGAGATGCGAGTTTATAAACACCAACAAGGAACTCGCAGAAGCGGTAGCTGAATTGGTGCGCTCATTGGGTGTTGGTGCCTTATTTGGGGTGCGAAAACATGCAACGGAGCTGCGGTCGGATGCATGGGCGGTAAGGTTTACTCCTGATTTTCAGCCGTTTCGTCTAAGCCGCAAAGCCGCGAAGTGCAGAATTGAGCGTGCTCGCAAGAACCACTACATCACAGAGATAATACCTACATCGCCGCGCCGCACAGTTTGTATCGAAGTGGACTCACCGAGCCATCTCTATCTGGCTGGTCATAGAATGGTGCCGACTCATAACTCTCTACTCCGTAACGCCTACCGCCCGTGGTTCTACGGCAAGAGGATCGAGGAGATACAGGCCATAGGAGTAGAGCGGGACTTGGCCGGTCTGCCGGTCCTGACACCCCCGGATGGTGTGGACCTCTGGAACAGTAACGACCCCATAGCGGCATCCTCCAAGCACGACGCCGAGGTGATGATCAAGTCGATACGCCGCGGTGAGCGGGAGGGTGTCCTTAAGCCGTTCGGGTGGACCCTTGAGCTGCTGGCGTCCGGTAGTCGGCGCAACTTCGACACCTCCACCATCATCAAGGACTACAACGTCCAGATAGCCCAAAGCTGCCTTGCCGACTTCATCTTCCTGGGACAGGGCAAGACCGGCAGCTGGGCGCTATCGAGCGACAAGACCGATATGTTCGTCCTTGCCCTCGGGGCCTATCTCCGTAGGATCAAAGACGTAGTGAACCGTCACGCTATACCGACCCTGCTAGAGGCAAACGGGATGGACTTCGAGGACCCGCCACACCTGGAACACGGCGACATCGAGACCCAGAACCTCCAGGAACTGGCAGCCTACATCACCGCACTAACCACCGCGGGGGCGATCTCGTTCCCCGACCTCGAGCTAGAGCGCCACTTACGGACCGTGGCCGACCTGCCCCCTATGGGTGAGGAACAGGAACAGGCAGAGCAGGACTACATCGACGCCGGTGGACTCGACAAGCCTATGCCGGGAGAGACGCCGCCAGCACCGCAACCAAACGGTCAGGACGGTCAGGTGATGACTAAACGCGAGGCGTGGAAGAAGCTCAACGAGTTGCGCGAGACGATGAAGGCGCAGAAGAACGGAGGCCATCCATGAGGACTATCGAAGTCAGACCCTTGGGGATAGGACTGATCCTGACCATACTTGCCGTTGTCTGTTTTGCCGTGGCGACCATCGGGGCGCCGCAACTGAGCAAGGTCAACTGGATCGCCCTCGGTTTGTTCTTCTGGTCGCTTGCCTCGGTGATACCGTGATGGACAAAATATTAAAGTTAGGAGGCCGCTATGTACATCATTCTGATTGTCATCTTGGTCTTGTTACTGGTGGGTGGCCTACCGGCATGGCCCTACTCGACAGCCTGGGGCTACGGCCCGTCCAGCGCCATCGGAGTGGTCGTCGTCGTGCTACTGATTCTGATGCTTATCGGCGTGCTAAGATAGAAACCATCAAACCCCTAACAGGAGGCATTTATGGCAAATAACGAACAAGAACAGGAACAGTCCGAGGAGGCCCACGCCCGTAACGCGGAGCGGGAGACCTACAAGCAGTCCTTGAGAGACCAGGGACTAGCCGAGGGTAGCTCTGAGTGGGATGCCAAGATGGAGGAGTGGAACCAGCAGAACGCCCCCGGCCAGACGCGGGAGAGAAAGCTGTCCGAGGTCACCCCGCCGTCCGAGCTGAAGGTCCAGCTGGAGAACAAGGCGATGGCCAAGGTCAGGGAGCACGCCAAGGAGGTCGACAAGCGGAGTAAGGCCCTGTCCAAGGACAAGCACCGCCAGGAGGAGATCGCCAAGCTGCAGGCCGAGCAGAGAGAGGCCGACGACAACGAGCGCATCCAGAAGCAGGTGGCCAACCTCGAGACGCGCCACCAGGACGGCTCCCTCACCGACTCCGAGTACATGGAGCTGATGATGCACCCGCACCACGTCAACATCGGCAGCGGACACGGCAATCCAGCGTAAGTGATATTTTCCACATACCTCACCAAGTTCGCCGCTATCTTGCCTGCGGTTCATATCTCCAAGGCTGTGAACCGCAGGACCCTCCGCGCCCTGGAGGCGATGGCGCGAAGGATGGAGCCGGCCCTACGCGACGCGTTCCTGGCGGCCGTCAGGTCGGCCCGCAACGATTCCACATTGTCCGTTTTGGAGTCGGCGATGGCGACCACCGACCCTGCCGCCGCGATACGAGAGGCCACTGGAGGCCTGGAATTCCGACAGATGCGAGATACCCTGGCCGACATCGTTGAAGCATCCGGCCAACGTGCTACAAACGACTTACAAACCATCACAGGCACGACATTAGCGTCTTTCGACGTAGTGAACCCACATGCCGTCCAGTACGCCAGGACGGAGGTGGGCCGGATGATACGCGACATCACACAGTCCACGATGGAGGGGATACAGAACGTGATCGGGGACGCCGTGGAGCAGGGATACTCACCCCGGGAGTCGGCGCGGAAAATTCAAAGCATGATCGGTCTCACCGAGCAGCAGACCAACTGGGCGCTCAACTATGAGAGCCAGCTAATAGCCGACGGGGCCACCAACGTGGACGAGAGGGTGCAGAGGTATGCGGATAGACTTCTCAGGCAACGTGCGCTTACTATCGCAAGGTCCGAGTCACTACGAGCTACAAACGCAGGACAGCAGGCCGCTTGGAATTCAGCTGTGGATCAGGGACTGCTGCCTGGTGACGTCGAGCAGCAGTGGATGGCAACTCCAGGCGCATGCAAGCAGATTTGCAAGCCCATGGACGGACAGACCGCCCCACTCAACGGAGTGTTCATCACCGGGGACGGACGTAGGGTGAAGAAGCCTCCGGAGACCCACCCGTCTTGCCGTTGTGGTCTGGCGTTGGCCCTATGAACATGGACCTGGACACCATCAAGAAGGGCTTGCTCGAGGAGATAGACGCCCACGCCAACGAGATAGCCCAGGGGCGCTACAACTGGTTCCAGGTCAAGATATTCCTTAACCGCAACGCCATAAGCTCCACGTTCCAGTGTGAGGAGAAGGAGCGCATGATACGACGCGCCAGCTATGTCCAGGAAGTCTATGTCAACGGGCCGAGGGCAAGAGGGTGATACGAGCCATCAGTACGCCAGCCGAGTTATTCAAAGTATTTTGCCCTACTGGCGAGGGTGGTGGAATAGACCCTACTTGTAGCCTTGGTGGTGACACTCACGGAGAGGTGACTTTATATCGAGGTTGGGCATCAGGAGGGAAGGGTCACTATTTTACAACTGATGCTGAATGGGCGCGTCAATTCACCCAATCTGGTCTTGAGTCTGAAGTCCAAACGATAAAGTTGAAGACCTCAGAAATTTATCGTGCTCCAGTGCTGCCAAAAGCATTCGGCACAAATGAGTCGGATATAGACAATGCTATTCGTGCGGCCAAGGCAAAAGGATTTAAGGCGATATGGGTGAACGAAGGCCAAGGTCAACCAAACTCAGTTTTTTTAATTAAGCCGATGAGAAGGGCGAGAGGGTGAACAGGAAGAAGCGGGGCAGCCACGTACCCGGCGTAGTTCCGGCGGCTGTCCCCGCTCCGAGCGCCTAGCTGCCAGTGTAAGCATGAAAAAAGTTATCCACAAGAACTATTTTTAAATTCTCCTTGACAGCGCTGTTACAGTGGCGTAGTAAACGCGGCTAGCACAGAATTCATTCGGGGCATCCAACCCGAAATGGGACAAAAGGGATGGCGAAGGGATAAAACCCTCGACCGTCCCTTTTTTTTATGCCTGCAGGATCAGAGACACACACCTATCACACCGACAAGATGAAGCGCTGCATCCAGCACCTGCTGGACCAGGGCCACGACGAGGGCAGCGCTCATGCGATTTGTTACTCGTCGCTAGGGTCGGAGGCCAACAAGCTTGAAAAGTCATCCAAGGACGACAAACCCTGTGAGGTTTGCGAAAAGATAGCCGAGATAGTCGGTCAGAAGATGATCCTGCAGAAGGATGCTAAGAGGCGCTACACCTTGGGGGTAGTCTACGAGCCGGACACCCTGGATACCGATAACGAGTTTGCCAAGGCCGAGGATATTGAGGTGGCCGCCTGGGACTTTATGCGATCTCTCCAGGGACGAGGACAGGCTGCCAAGACGGCTCTGGATCTCCTTGCCAAGATTGACGAGGCGGTTCGTTCCGGTGATCAGATCAAGCTGGAAGTGACCGACGAGCTACTGGAGCAGATAGACAAGCGTGGGGTAAACGCGATGCACCTGACCGACCTCGAGGACGCCGAGGTGGTCGAGTCGTTTATCGCTCCAGTAGACATGGAGATAGACGGCCAGAAGGTGAAGAAGGGGTCGTGGCTCGCCGGTATCGTGTGGGACGAGGAGTCGTTCAAGAAGATCAGCGACGCGAAGTGGACCGGCTACTCTATGGGCGGCAAGGCCAGTAGGGAGGCCGCGTGAGCATCCGGCTGTTCAACCTGTCCATCGAGCACATCGCCGGGGTCGACCGTCCCGCCAACAAACGCAAGTTCCTCATCATCAAGCAGGAGAAGATCGAGAAGCTGTCGGTCAGCAAAGAGGGCAACAAATACTGCCTGTACGACGGCGACAAGAAGCTCGGGGAGTACGACTCGGTAGAGGCTGCCAACGCGGCCAAAGCAAAAATGTCAAAGGGGGCGCACATGCTCACAAAGGAACAGATAGCCAAGATCGAGGACAAGGACCTCCAGGAGGCCGCCGTTAAGCAACAGGAGGAGATGCTGGAACAGCAGAAGAAGATCGACTCCCTCACCAAGGACGTCGAGACCCTGAAGGCCGCGCCGCCCCCGAACACCGACGATGAATCGATCTGGAAGGGCGTCCCGCCGGCCATCCGCAATCGCTTCGAGGCCATCCAGAAGGAGCGCGACGAGTACGCCGCCAAGGCCAAGGGCGAGAAGGACGAGCGGGAGACCGACCACCACGTCGCCAAGTGCGAGCAGTTCAAATATTTACAGATCACCCCCAAGCACTTCGGCAAGGTGATGAAGGAGATAGCCGAGACCAGCCGGGAGAACGCCGACGAGGTCTACCGCATCCTCGGCATCGCCGACGGGCTGATCGAGAAGGGGGCGTTCTTCGGGGAGATCGGGGTCCGCAAGGACGGTACCAAGGTGCTCCACACCGGGGACGCCACCAACATCGAGGACAGGGTCAACGCTTTAGCCACCGACTACATGGTGATGGCCAAGAACCAGGGCAAGGAGCTGTCTATGCCCGACGCGATCACCAAGGTGTTCAACGAACACCCCGACTGGCATGTGGCCTGGAGACGGCGCGGCACACAGAGCGTGAAGGTCCAGTAACTTAAAACTTAACGACTACCCACTAGGAGGCACTTATGCCGGGCGAACTCACCATATGGACTCACTCTTTCGACGTTGCCGCCGACCTGTCGACGTTCTCCAACCGTCTGGTTAAGATATCGGCCGCCAAGCAGGTCAACGTCTGCGGGGCCAACGAGAAGGCCATCGGCCTGTTGCAGAACGCCAAGGACTGCACCGCCGCCGGTCGTCCGGCAGCCGTCATGATCATCGGCATCGGTATGCTGACGGTCAACGCGGCATCCCCCAACATCGCGGCCGGGGACTACATCGAGTCGGGGGCCAACGGCGTCGGGGTACAGTCGGCAACCGACAAGCACAACGCCATCGGGGTCGCCCTGGAGGCGGCTACCGCTGACGGTGTCCAGATCGAAGTCATGTTCACCGGCCCGGGCCAACTAAGCCTGTAAACAACGAATTTTTAATTCTCTAATCGGAGGAGGCGTCACATGCCAAGCCCATCATCCGCTGAGGTCAACTATAACCAGATATTGACCAACATCAGCATAGCCTACACCAACCAGACCTACATCGCAGATCAGGTCTTCCCTCTGGTGCCTGTGGCGCAGCAGTCAGGGATCGTTCCCAAGTACGACAAGTCCCATTGGTTCCGCGATCAGGCCGAGCTCCGAGCGCCCGGAACTCGCAGCATCCGCGGGGGATTCAAGGTTGACCTGACCGACCTGTACTACACACCTCGGTTCAGCTTCGGCTTTGAACTCCCCGACGAGGTGCGAGACACCGCCTCGGTAACGGGCGCGTTCAACCTGGACAGGGACGCGGTCAACTACGTCACGGAGAAGGGGTACTTGAGGAGGGAGGTGGCTTTTGCCACCGATTTCTTCGCCGCCTCCAAGGGGTGGACCGACAAGACGGGCGGGACCGACTTCAGCCAGTGGAACGACTACGCGGCGTCTACCCCGTTACAGGACATCGAGGGGTTCCGCGACGACATGGAGGCCCTGATCGGGCGGGAGCCTAACACCCTGGTGATGGGCAAGCAGGTGTGGGTGCAGCTCAAGTGGCATCCCGACCTAATTGACACCATCAAGTACACCCAAAGGGGCGTGATGAGCGTCGACCTCTTCGGGTCGCTGGTCGAGATACCGCGCATCCTTATCGGCAGAACTATCCGAGTATCGAGTGCTCCAGGTGTGGCAGAAGCCAGCGCCACCTACGTCCGCATCTTCGGCAAGGGCGTGCTACTGGCCTACGTCCCACCGGCGCCGTCGCTCATGCAGCCGGCATCCGGCTACACTTTCGTGTGGAACCGGGTCGCCAACGCGCTCCAGTACATCAAGCGGATGAGGGACGAGGAGGCCGAGTTCGACATCATAGAGATGAACAGCTATTTTGATCAGAAGCAGACTGCCGCGCAGTCGGGGACGTTCCTAGCAACGGCAGTGGCCTAGTACACTGAGGTCCCACGGCGCCCCGGCCCGCAGGTGGCTAAACAAAATAGGCCGGGTAACTCGATTATGCCATCACCCAAGAAGAACACAGACACCCCTAAGGAGTCGACCGACGCCAAATACTTCGTTAT